CCAGTCTGTAACTGGATACCTGTCGTGGTCTGCAGATAATGGTCCTGTAGAGCTTTAATGGTTGGACTATGCATCATTACATGTTCGTTTTTCAGCTCTATATCTTTATTTATATCCGAGGAAAACAGGCTCTGCATAAGTCCTATGCCTTGTTGGCTAGGAAGTACTGTACAGGGTTTGCTAATCAACCATCCGTCTGTAGTTGGTTCTACAAACTTGGCCACTACTTCATCCCCGTTTACTAATTTGAAACTGACGATATCACCTGCATCATATCCCTTACGTAATAGCATTTAATCTTTCCTTTAATTGATCTTCAGTTAATTTTGATAATCCTTGGAATCCACCTTCCACGAATAGTTTGTCGCCGTTGTAGATCTGAGGCACGGTCCTGTGTCCCTGACCTAATACAAAATCTTTTGCTGCCGCATCTTCGTCTATCTTGACTTCCTGGAATTCAATGTTTTTTAACTTGAGAAGATTTTTAGCTTGGACGCAGAAAGGGCAGTTGTTCTTAGAATATACTGTTAGCATTACATTTCCTTTTAACTATTATAGTATAGTTATGCTGAAATTGAATCAAGGTTAAATTTAGTTAAGATTATCTGAGTCTATTTCTTCGTCCACTACCTCGAAGATAGTGTTTGTTTCTTTTATATAGCGTTCCCAGTATCTAAGCCATGTGTCGTCATATGGTTTATTCTTCACTCTGGATTCCTTATCTTTCCATACATAGGTACCTTCATCGTCGATGATCATACGACCATCTGCTATAGCCTCAGATCTAAATGCATGTTGCCTATCCCTTGACTGTAGAAATTCTAATTGTTGTTCAGATGGTAGTGTCTTAATCCAATCTGTAAATATTATAGGAGTAACGCCCGGGGGCCATGAATAGATAAACTTAGTTTTGATCGGCATTATTAATTCCTTAATTATATAGTAAAATTTCTACAGGCTAAATCCCTTGAAGGTCGAACTATCAACATCTTGCTTGGTACCGCCTACGATGTAAGAACTTAATTCTACTTCCTGTGGTGCGACCTGCACATCGGATCCTGCGATCCATTTGGCTGTCCAAGGTAAAGGATTGCTGCCTGTCTTGATACCACAGTTCAGACCCACAGCGGTCATACGCTTACAAGTAAGCCAGTCCACATAGTCGCATAGCAGTTGGGTATTCAGACCTATCATGCTACCATCCTTAAAGAGATACTGTGCCCATTTCTTTTCTTGATCGGCGGCTTCGAGAAATAACAGTTCACATTCTTTCTGTGTTTCTTCTTTGATCTGTAGATAAGCTGGATCATCCTGCGGTAGGATCTTTAGCAACGTCTGTGTAAATGCAAGATGCACGTTCTCATCTCTGGCGATCAGTTTAATGATCTTGGCATTGCCTTCCATTTTCTTAAGTTCAGCGAAGGCCCAACTACAGGCAAAGCTGACATAGAAACGTATACCTTCCAATGCATTAACACTATTAACTGCCATCCATAGTTTCTTTTTTAGATCGTAGAGATCAACGACAACTTCTTTACCGTTGACTTGATGCTGACCCACTCCCAATGCTTCATACCATGTCATAGCAGTAATCAGTTCATCATAGTATCTGCTAATATCTTTAGCACAGGCGGCGATAGGCTCGATATCCAATAACTCATCAAATATCTTGCTCGGGTCGCTGTATATATTACGTATGATATGTGTATAGCTTCTGCTATGGATAGTCTCATTGAATGTCCAAGTATTGATCCAAGTTTCTAACTCTGGAATAGATACCAAGGGCAAGAAAGCTAGATTAGGACTGCGGCCCTGTACAGAATCTAATAGGATCTGTCTCTTTAGATTGCTGGTGAAGATATGTTGTTCGAAATCAGTTAGTTCTTTAAAGTCTTTGGCATCGCGTAGGATATCTATTTCCTCAGGTCTCCAGAAGAAACCTATCTGCTTGTCAGTTAATTTTTCAAACTGTCTATACTTAACTGCTTCATATCTCTGTAATGTTACCCCACCATTAGGATCTAAAAACGCCAAAGCGTCTGTATGTTTTTGTTTATTGTTAATATTGAATACACTCATTTGACGCCTTTATTTAAATAACACAACTTTCGCACTGCTCTTCATCCTCGACTGCTTCTTGTTTGACATCTAGTTTATCGATGTCGATCTCACCTTGTCCATCCATAGTGTTATAGTAATATAACTGCTTGAGACCATACTTATAGCACATGAGAAGATGACCCAACATGGTGCTCATTGGAATCTTCTCATCCTCAAAATACTTGGGATTGTATGTAGTGTTTACACTAATTCCTTGATCGATATATTTCTGTAGTACACAACATAATTTAATATATCCTTCGGGGCTCTTGTGATCCCAGAGTAGTTGATATTTGTTCTTAAGTTTTCTATATTCAGGTACTACTTGTTTTAGTACACCGTCTTTGCTCTGCTTGATACTGACATAGCTACGTGGAGGTTCGATTCCGTTGGTAGCATTGCTGATCTGTGCGCTAGTCTCTGCTGGCATCAACGCCATCAGTGTAGCATTACGTATACCTGTAGTTAGTATCTGTTCACGTAGGGCGCCCCATGGCATACGTTCTTTATGTAATACCAGTTCATCGATCTCTTTCTTACGTGTATCAATAGGTAGTATACCGTCTGCGTATTTTAGATCCTTCCAACGTAAGCAAGGACCTTGATCCTTGGCAAGATCTGCACTGGCTTTGATTAAGTAGTAACTCCACGCTTCAGCATACTCATCCACTAATGTTAATGCTTCAGGGTCACTATAGTTAACATCGTGTTTAGCTAAGAAATACGCGAAATTGATGATACCGACTCCTAACGGTCTAAATTCTTCTGTGGCTAATCTTGCAGCTAATACTGGATAGTTCTGATAACTTAGAAGCGCATCAAGTCCACGCACAGCCAATCGGCACATGTGCTCGAAGTCTGCCGGCTGTTTGACATTACCCCAGTTTATGGCACTGAGGGTACAGAGTGCTATACGTCCGTCGGGATCATTTATATCCTTTAAGGGCACTGTGGGCAAGTCGATCTCTGTGCAGAGATTACTCATCTTAACAGGAGCCTTGTCTTCTTTGAAAGGACTGTGTGTATTAGCATGATCCACATTCATCAAATAGACACGCCCTGTGTCTTTACGCTCAGTCATAAAGCGACTAAACAGATCTAAGGCCTTGAAGGTTTTCTTACGTAATTTGGTATTACGCTCAGCACGTTCGTATAATTCTTTGAACTTGTCCTGATCTGCAAAGAAAGCACTATATAACTCTGGAACATCGTGTGGACTAAAGCAGGTGATGTCACCGCCTGTGATCAGACGCTCATACATCAGTTTATTAAACTGCACACCATAGTCCATATGACGTATACGTGTGTCCTCTGTACCTTTGTTGTTCTTTAATACTATAAGATCTTCTATCTCATAATGCCATATGGGATAGTATAATGTTGCCGCGCCGTTACGTACACCACCTTGGCTGCAACTGCGTGTAGCACTTTGGAAATGTTTATAAAAAGGGATCACGCCTGTGTGATAAGCATCACCACTACGGATCGGACTACCCAATGCACGTATGCGGCCTGCGCCAATGCCAATACCTGCCTTCTGGCTAACATAGCGAACGATACTGGCTGCTGTAGCATTGATACTGTCCAAACTGTCGTCTGTTTCGATTAATACGCAACTACTGAACTGTTTCTGTGGAGTACGTACACCTGCCATAACTGGAGTAGGTAAGCTAATATCATGTAGGCTGATAGCATCATAGTATTCCTTGATCCACGACAGTCTATTTTCTTTGGGATAGGATTGGAACAGTGTGGCTGCGATCAAGAGATATGCTATCTGCGGAGTTTCAAAGATCTCTTTAGTAACACGATTCTGTACTAGATACTTACCACGCCATTGTTCCATAGCCACGTAGGTAAAGTTTTCGTCGCGTTCGTGCTTAATAAAGCTATCTAACGTGTTCCATTCGTCCGGAGAAAAGGCAGTTAACAGATCCTGATCGTAGAATCCAGACTCTACATTTTTCTTAACTAATCGGATCAAAGGCCATGGATCATATTGGCTATAGACTTGTTTACGCAGATGATAGTTTATGAGTCTACCTGCTACGTACTGATAATTCGGTGTTTCTTCGTTAATAAGGTCGGCAGCTGATTTAATTAATGTTTCTTGTATGGCTGCTGTTTCGATTCCATTGTAAAATTGTATCTGACTTTTGATCTCTACTTCACTTGCACTGACTCCGGTTATCCCCTGTGTAGCCCAGAACACTACTTTGTGTATCTTTTCTAGATCTAGGTTCTCTCTTTTTCCATCTCTTTTAGTTACTTGAATGTGTGTCATTGATTTTTTTCTCTTTTTTAAAACTGATGTAGATTTAGGTCACTAACCGCTATGCTATTGACTAAACTTAAACTTTCGCTCACTTGTTTGTTATTTACAACCTCGTCGTGAATATAATTAAGAACATATTTCCCTTTGTCAACATAAACTAAATTATATTGTTCCTTGACCATTGGATCATTATATATCCTTATTTCCAATTCGGGACGATGGTCGCTTAGATACAAAGTATACACTATTCCAAGAGCTTTTGCAAGGTCACAATAGTGGTTTTCGTAGATTAATTCCCATGGATCCGGCCATTTATCTACCTCTAAGATAGTCAAATATTTAGAAACGAAAGGTGCATAGCTCCAAAGATGCTGAGTGTCCTTTACAGCCTCTCCAAGAGCCTTCTGATTTAAATCATTACGAAAATTTTGCCAATAGCGAAGCCTTTCGCTAGGTAATAGAGTCCACATGTATTACTCTTAGATGCGATTAAAATGTAACTGAGTCTAAACTAAATTTGATTTGCGCGGCGGACCCAGTACTGGTTAAGTTGGCGCTGATCCTTGTTTGATTATTTGCTAGGATATTAGCTCGGAAATAAACTCCTGTAAGATCCGTTTCCGTATAATCATCGGAATAGTGTACTACGTTTGCAGTAACGTTACTGGTCACGTAAAATGTGCCTACCCTAACATTAGATGCTCGGGTCAATACATAATTCATTATGATGCCTGGGATCGTGCTAGCAAAAGTACAACTGGTCAATGGACTTGTCGTATTGTCCGATAGGCCCTGTGATATAACAGCACCATTGGCGAAAGGAAGATCCTGTGTTGTCAGTATCCTTGTATTGCCGATCTCCGGAGCACCTTCTGCTAAAGTGCCGTTGCCAATGTAGAGTTTCTGTGTATCAACACTCCAACCTAGTTCTGCGCTGGCCAATTGGGGTAGATCAGACTCTACACCCCTGCGATTTTTGATTTGTGAAATTTGTACGATTGCCATATTATCCTAGTCCTGTGATAGTATTTAGTTTTCCTTGTAATACTGTTCTACTCTGTCGAACCACTTTTGTGTCCACACAGCGAATTCGTCGGATTCTATCACAAACTCTTGATATTGGTTATCTGCGCTACACATCAAGATAACACCTGTTTCTATGTCTGTTCCATGGGTATTGTTATGTGCGTTGGCATAAGCGGCTAATTGGATGAAATAATCGTCGATCCACTCCCTTTTCTTGGGTTTATTAGTCTGTTTGAAGTCTAAAATCGCCGGTTTACCTTTCCATAGGCCAATGCAGTCAGTAGTACCCGCATAGAGGCCGCTATAGTATACAGGAACTTCAACTCCCCAGAATTCATTGACATTATTAGCCAGTCCTTCAGATACTACGACATTGGCCATGGAGTGGCTTTGTATACTAAAGGGATTGGTTCCAGGCGTTCCCATGTAGCCATCCTTAGCGTAGTTCTCCAGCCATTTGTGCATACGTGTTCCGCGACCTGCTGCTTCGGTGGTGATCTGCTGCGCTGCCACTGCACCTACACGCTTGCGCCAGTTGGCTAGTGCTATACGATTTTCTTCGGGTTTGGTCTTGTCCAGTATGGTAGTAACACTGGGCACACGGCTTCCGTCAGGCAAGCAGTAGTGCCTCTTGCCATCGACTGTCTCTCTGCTAATAGGTGTATAGTTAAATTTGTTGATTATCATTTACTGTCCGATGATCGGAATTGTTGTTGTAGTATATATTTAAATAGCCCAAAAAACTTCTCTGCTATGTATCTATGGAAGGACGGTGGCCAGTGTCCGTCTCTGGCATAATCTAAACTCTTAGGCAACTTAGTAAACTCTGCATGTAGATCATCGGCAGATAATTCTACTAATATAAATCCGTGCATCTTTTTAAGTAGATCTACTATGAGTGTATTACGCATGTGATTGTTGTAAATGTGTGACTCTTCGTAGAGGAACATATTTTCTATACTAAGATCGTGTACACTCTTGGTATCCCAGAAACTATAATCCCCATCCTGTTGATAATAATCAAATCTTCCAGACGGGGGCCATAATATGAATACTACGCCCGGTATGAGATGGTTAGTACAGTTTACTAGATTACGCACTACCGAATCTCCCGATCCCCCGCCTATACCTAGATTATAATAGTTGAAACCATTTGGTACTACAGTTACCAGGTCCTGGAATTTTTCTATTTCTTTGGAAACACGATCGACCCATGTATCCTCTTCCTTTAGTCCGATGCCTTCAGTATGACTACACCCAAAGAACAAAACGTTGGTCCTATTAGTAGCAGGATCAAACTCTCTAGTCCTAAATCCCTGTGAGTTATATTCGTAAGTAATCGAAGTTTCTGTGTAACCCTGCTTTGGGTTTAATCTAAAGTTTTCTTCTGAATCTGTGTCTGACCAATAGACTGTTTCGTTGCGTGGTCTAGTTAGTTTTGATTCCGGAAGTGTAGCCATCTGCCACCAGTTCTTTAATTCATGTTTTGTTTTACCCATGTTTATCCTTGTCTCCTTGTATATCTATCAAAAAATTCTTTGGCTACGAACTTATGTGTATAGGATCCGTAATGTGTACAGTCTCTAGCAGAAGGTTCAACTAGTTTTGGATCCTTGATAGCATGGCCGTAGAACTCCTGCTGTTTATATAATATATATTCAAAGCCGTACTTGGTCGACAGTAGATCCACGATCAACATGTTCTTCTGGAATTGCGACTGGAGATTATAGTCATCGTAATAGTCAGTCAACCCTGGTATTATATTCCATGAACCATTATTACGTAATTGATCAGGGCCTGCGGGACCATAGGTCTCAAATCTAGTCAAATTTGTGCCAAAGATACAAACTAATTTAGGTTTAATTAGGACTGCCACATTGGCTAATATCCTAGCAATAGTATCATGCGAAGCGCCACCGTGGCCGAGATTATATACATCAGAGTCAGGAAAATATTCCTGTAGATAAGTAGGCCAAGGATCCTGTACACCTATACCTTCTGTGTGGCTACAGCCTAGACACAGTATTTTATCTTTATTGCTGGTGAGATCGAACTCCTTGGTTCTGAATCCATATTGATTATAGGAGTAGGTTATGGAAGTCTCCGTATAGCCCTCGGGTCGATTATTCTGGAAATTTTCTAAAGTATCCATGGGTTGCCAATAAACTGTCTTGCCACAGTTTTCGTTTAGCGTCATGGTTGGGATAAGGCCTTCTTTCCAGAAGTCTATTACGTCATTAGTCATAGGTTATATGACTTATTATACAGGAATGTGTTAGCCCTGTCTACGGGTCATAGCAGATTTGGCCATATTGCTTACAGTCTGCTCTGGATTACCTGCGGCTGATGTTACACCGTCGGGATTATCTACTGTTTGGTTGTTACCTAAATTTATAGTAACTTCGTCTGGTGTGATGTTTTTAACCATCTCTTTTACTGCGGGAACAACATCGTTAGCTCTAATTAGATCATCAAAACTAAAGCCGTCTAGGCCGGCATTTTGTACATAGCGTACGAATTTTTCAGTTGGTACTTGTGGTTTAAGATTCCTAGCGATCATAGTCGCCTGTATCTGACCCAATACCATGACGAGATCAGAGTACTGACTGAGATTATCCGCGGAAGATTTATTGTCTTCGCGGATAAAGTCTCTTGCTCTCATTAACGACGTTCTCTATCTAGATCGCCAGCTTCAGGTTCGATTTCTATTTCGGCTTCTTGATCAAAGTCGCTGACTTCTGGTGGAGGAAGTTCTGCAGATATCTCTGCACTTGGCTCAACCATTCCTGCATCTAATCCTGGATCTACTGGTTCTCCTGCTAAGGTTCTAGCACCGCTATCAAGAGCATCACGGGCACTATTCAAACTGTCCATTAATCCCTGAAGTGCAGTAGTAACGGAAGCTTTGTAGGAGTCAGCTTGAGCTGTACCAATCTGATCACGTATAGTGTCTAGAAGTGGTGGTAGCTGTTCGTTTAACATCTTGCTGGCATCGGTGATCATGTCTTGTAGGCTGTCTACCATGTCCTTAGCAGCTAATACTGCTTCCGCAGTTTCTAGTTCACCTTCCATTAGTGTTTCTTGCTGGTTCAACCAAGTCTGTAGACCTTCGTGTACCATGAGCATCTCCATGTACTTAGGATTACGCTCTGCGGTATGTATGCCATAGCTCTTACGGATCTTAGTTAAATTCTCCCTAAGAGCGTGGCTCAAACGCTGAGCTTTATCATAAGTTAGGCTGTCATAGTCAATAGAAAATCCAAAACGACTTTCCATAACTTTGTTTAGTTTTTTGGTACTTTTCGGTGTTAGTTCTTTTAAATTCATGATTTGTTATCCCAAACTGTTTATGTATTTAGTTTACCTGTAAAATCTTTGCAATTAACGATTGTGCAGCTCTTAACTTTTTCTCTAGTTCGTGCTGTGCCGCATCATATTGTAATCTTAGTTCGTGCCGCCTAACTGTCCTTAATTGATATTTGAATTCGTCCGATTTGCTCGATGTTTTGCTGATTTTCTTGTTGTAAAATTCCAATTCGTCATATATTTTTGCTATTGTCTGGTCACATTCTTTGAGTAATTCTGCTGTAACTGAATAACCCATCTTGTATAATAAAGCATAAAATGCGGCTGCTTTTTTACTGTAAAATATGTGTACTAGTTCTTCGTCCTTGGTCACTTTCCAATTAGCGTCGCTTATACGATCAATCTGATGTGTACCTACGGCCCATGAATCTTTGTTTAGGGGTACACAAACTGGAAATTTAGCTGTGCGCCGCAATTTTTCAAATTCTTTTGTGGCCCATGATTCTATCTTGATTATTGCTAGGTCTACTAGGTATCTACCTAGTTGATCTTTTATAGATGATTTGGCCGTTTTCATTTTTTCTTAATAGGATGTCTTTATTTACTAATTGATTTGCCATGATCTGCTGGCGCTC